ACAAGTCGGGTCGCTGATCTCGAAACGATCTGTGGCCGTCGTGATCCGTGGGGCGGGGCTAGCGGTCATGGCGTTCCTCCTGTGTGTGCTAGGCGTAGCATACACTATATTTGACGCAATGCAAGGGGTAGCGTAAACTGAGTTTATGCCACACATATCGGAGCTTCTCAAGGTCAACGCCATACCGAAACTTGAGGAAGTTGTGCGCCTGCGGGCTGCGGGACTGACGTACGCCGAGATCGGGGTTCGGTTGGGTGTCTCACGCCAGCGCGCGGCGCAGCTCGTGAACCGGGCGCGGGAGCGGGGGCTGATCGAGGGTGGCGAGCGGAATCCGACGTAGGCGAAGCGTAAACTGTCGCCCATGATGGTCCTTGACACCTTCGCCCGCCAGCGCATACAGGCCCGCATCGACGCGATCCGCGCCAACGTTCGCGAACGCGATGGCCGCGAGTTGACGGCCGCGGAGGTTGCAAAACTCCGGCGCATCGTCGAGCGGGAGATTGAGGCAGAGGCGGTCGCGTGAACCACGTGTGCGCCCGCCCGTTCGGTCCCGGTGTCATCACGCCGATATTATTTGCGATCACCGATCCCTCTGACCGACGCAGCCTTCGGCAATGGGTCACGGGACGCACCGCCATTCAGCGATGGCTCATGGCGCACGGCGCCGGGGCAGGCGTTCACCGCGTCGTCGCGATCAACCGTGCGGACGTCTACGTGCGCAGGCGCTCGTGGCCGGGGCTGGCGTTCGACATCTGCGGGGAGCAAGTCACGGCAAATGGCTCGTAGCGGGAAGTTGGCAACGAAGGCAACGCAACGCGGGCACTCGCGCGCGCGCAAGACCGCCTGGTATTCGATCTTTCTCGTCGAGATCGCCGCCTCGATGAACGTTCGTCAAGCCTGCGAGCTTGCGGAAGTCGAGCCTTCGACGGCTTATCGTCGTCGCGAGACGGACAAGGCGTTCGCCGCGGCGTGGGACGAGGCGCTCAAGCGGGCCTGCGACAAGGCCGAGGCTGAGCTTTACCGGCGTGCCGTAGATGGCGTCGAGAAGCCTATGACCGTGGCGGGGCAGCGTGAGGTGATCACGGAGTATTCCAACGATCTGCTCACGTTTCTACTCAGGGCGCACCGCCCGGAAAGGTACCGCGAGCGCCGTGAGTTGACCGGGCCGAACGATGGCCCTGTGACGATTCGCGTCGTGTACGACGAGCCGAAGGAGGTCTAGTGCGTGTCCCTCGCAGGCTGCCTGTGGCTGATCGCGCACCCGCTCCTGCCGTCGTGCTGGCTCGCGGTCGAGGTCATGGAGTTCTGGGGAACGGCGCTACGCCTGGTACGGCTCCTGTGACCACCGACGCATGACTGCCGCTATTGAGTACCGCGTCCGCCTGCGCACGCCGCACCCCAAGCAAGCCGCGTTCGTAGACTCACCGGCCAAGCGCATCATCATCCGGGCGGGGCGCCGCTCCGGTAAGACGACGGGCGTCGCCACACGTGACGTGAAGCGTTTCCTGCGCGGCCGGCGCATCCTCTACGCGGCGCCCACTCAGGAGCAGGTTGAGAGCTATTGGTGGGAGGTCAAGCGCGCGCTCGAAGAGCCGCTCGACGCCGGCGTGTTCTACAAGAACGAATCCCTGCACGTGATCGAGCTGCCGGGCACGAAGCAACGCATCCGGGCAAAGACGGCATGGAACGCGGACTCATTGAGGGGCGATTATTGCGACAGCCTGACAATCGACGAATGGCAACTGTGCGACGAGGCGATGTGGGAGTTGGTCGGCGCCCCGATGCTTTTGGACAACGACGGTGATGCAACGTTTCTCTACACCCCGCCGTCCGTGAGGTCCCGGTCCGTCTCGAAGGCCCGCGACCCTATGCACGCTCCCAAGATGTTCAAGGCGGCGCAGGCGGACACAACCGGGAGGTGGGCGACGTTCCACTTCTCGTCGCACGCGAACCCGCACATCTCGCCGGTCGCGCTCGCGACCATAGCGCAGGATATGACCGCGCTGGCCGTGCGTCAGGAGATCGACGCCGAGGACATCGACGAGATCCCCGGCGCGCTGTGGAAGCGCAAGGACATCGTGTACGGGGAGCCGCCGCACGCGGTGAATGCCGAGGGTGTCGACATCGGGCGCGACCTGGTGTCAGTGGTCGTGGGCGTGGACCCTGCGGGCTCTACGCCGGGCGGCGACAAGATCGGAATCGTCGTGTGCGCCAAGGGCGTCGACGGACGCGCCTACGTGCTCGACGACCGCACGATCCACGGCAGCCCGGACGTGTGGGCCAGCCGTGCGATACAGGCCTATCACGAGTACATGGCCGGGAAGATCGTGGCCGAGGCCAACTACGGCGGCGAGATGGTCCGCCACACCCTCTCGACGGTTGACTCCAGCGTGCCTGTGGAGATGGTCTCTGCGACCCGTGGGAAGCAGGTACGGGCCGAGCCTGTCGCGGCGCTCTACGAGCAGGGGAAGGTGTCGCACGTCCGGAAGTTCGAGGAGCTTGAGGACCAGCTTGTGTCGTGGATGCCCGAAAGCGGGAAGTCGCCGAACAACCTTGACGCGCTCGTGTGGGCGATGACGGAACTGATGGTGACAGGCGGGAGCCCGAACGTGAGGTGGCTGTGAAGGAAGCGCCGGAGTGCCGCGTGTGCAATCACCGTCACTGGAACCGGGACCAGCACGTGCTGATAGGCGGGCCGGAGCCGTCGAAGGACGTCCGGGAACTGGCCGCGGTAGCTCAACGGTCAGAGCGTCGCTCTTATAAAGCGAAGGTCGACGGTTCGACTCCGTCCCGCGGCACCATCACGATCGAGACCGGTCCGATGTCGGCAGATGAGGCTAGGACCGCCACGGACGAGGCGAAGGGGCTCGCCGAGGATCTGTGGCGCCGGCTCTACGTCTTGCACGAGCGCGAGGCGTGGCGCGCCCTAGGTTATGAGACCTGGGCGGCCTACGTCGCGGCCGAGTTCGACATGTCAAAACGTCGCGTAAACCAGCTCGTCGCCCACGCACGAATCGTATTGGCGATTGAGGGGCAGGTGGGAACCACGGTTCCCACCTCTGAACAACCGACAGAGAGGGCGACGCGGGCCATCAGTTCGGACCCCGCAGCAGTTGCCCGGGTAAGGCGCATGGTCAGGCGCGGCGTCTCTCCACGGCTAGCGGTCGACAAGGCCACCGGTGCGCCCTGCGAGCACCCGCGGACCTTGACCGTCGTCGTCTGCGCCGACTGCGGGAACCGGGTGGAGTAGTAGGCCGTGACGCCGCTGCTCGCTAGGCTCAAACGGCACCTGTCAACGATAATCGAAGTGGCAGGGATGGCCGCGTTGTGCGCCGGGGTGCTCTGGTACTCGATACCGGCAGGTTTGATCGTGACGGGAATCGTCGCGGTGGTGATCGCCCAGGGGATATCTAGACATGACGCTCCTGAGTAGGGCTGTAACCGCGCTCGTCGTTCGGGCGCCGACCATCAATCGAGTCCCGATGACCACGAACGCGGGCGGGTTCGCGTTCGGGACGGCGGGCGCGGTCGACCACGTAGCGGAGATGATGACCTACTCGCAGGTTGGCTGGCTGTTCGCGGTCGTCAGTCGTATCGCCTCCACGGTCGCGGCCGTTGAGTGGAAGCTCTATCGCAAAGCGCGCGAACGCGTCGAGATCGAAGAGCACCCGGCCCTGAGCCTGTGGAAGGACGCGAGCCCATTCCTCACCGGCCATCAGTTCATAGAGAGCTTTCAACAGCACGAGGAGCTTACCGGCGAGGCGTGGCTGCTCGTGCTTCGCAACGCGCTCGGCCTGCCAGTCGAACTGATGGCCTTGCGGCCCGATCGCGTCGAGCCAATCCCGCACCCGACTGAGTTTCTGTCGGGGTACTGGTACAAGATCGGCGACCAGCGAATCAGGCTGGAGCCAGACGAGATCATCCCTATCCTGATGCCGAACCCCATGAACCCCTACCGCGGGGCGGGGCCGGTGCAGGCGTTACTCCCTGAGCTCGACGCCGAGCACATGAGTGTCCTGTGGTCACGGGCCTTTTTCCGCAACAGCGCGAGGCCTGGAGGAATCGTCGAGGTCGACCGCACGCTGTCTGATCCCGAGTTCGAGCGCATGCGTGCGCACTGGAACGCCCAGCACTCCGGGATCGCGAACGCTCATCGGGTAGCGTTCCTGGAACGCGCGACGTGGAAGGAAGTCTCGCTGACCCAGCGGGACATGCAGTACGAGCAACTGCGCAAGCTCACCCGCGACAACATCCTGGGCGCGTTCGGCGTGCCGCTATCGGTCATGGGGATCACGGAGTCGGTGAACCGCGCCAACGCCGAGGCGGGCGACGTCATGTTCGCTCGCTGGGTCATTAAGCCGCGGCTCATCAGGATCAGGGCTGCGCTCAACGAACGGCTGCTCCCGATGTTCGGCGAGGGCATGGAATTCGACTTCGTGGACCCGGTGCCGGAGGATCGCACGGCCGCGCTCGACGAGGCTGACCGTGGGTACTCCCGGCGCATCCTCACCCGTAACGAGGCCCGACGCAGGCTGGGGGAACCGCCCGTGGACGGCGGGGACGAGTTCGCAGAGCCTACCCCGGCGTTCAGCCTGTCGGCTCGTGCGCTCACCCGTGGCGTGGGTGACGACAACCTGCTCACGACACCGGTCCAGCGCGCCGAGGCCGCGATGCGTAGGGGCTGGACGAAGCGTCTCGGCGACGAGGCTGACGCGCTCGTGACGTTCATGGAGCAATTCAAGGCGTACCGCAAGATCGAGGTGTCGGACCTTGGCGGCTACGACTGGGACTGGTGGGCGAAGTACGGCGCGGCCGTGATCGACGAGCTGACCGCGGTGGTCACTCAAGCGCTCGTCATGGACTTCCCGGAGATGGGCGTGGGCGAGGTTCAGCGGATCGCGGCCGCGTACGCCCGCGAGCGGGGAGCCGCGCTCCTGCAGGTGACCGGCGACGTGAACATGGTGGCGCAGACGCGGGCGCGAGTTGGTGAGTTGGTCGCGCAGACGATTGAGAACGGCGACTCGCTCAAAACGCTGCAGAAGAACCTGCGCGCCGACTTCGCGTTCTCGCGTGAACGTGCCGAGCGCGTCGCTCGTACGGAAACCGCGACGGGGCTTGGGCAGGGGCAGAAGCAGGCGGCTACCAGCATGGGCCGCAACGAGAAGCACTGGCGCACCCAGGGCGCGGCCGATCCGCGGGTTGACGAGGTGTGCCTGGCGAACGAGGCGCAGGGCTGGATCGCGATCGGGGACCTGTTTCAAGGCGGCGTCGACACCGTCCCTCAACACGTGAATTGTATGTGCAGTTGCACCTACCGCACCAAGGAGCTTCACGAGGAGGAGTCAGTCGGTCCCGTGGTGATACGGGAAGGCCGGTGTCCACAGTGCTCGAAGCTCCTCATCCGCGACGTCGTCGCAGGCACCGCCCGCTGTGGGAACTGTAAGGTGTACGTGAGGTTCGAGCGCGGCACCGCGAAGGTGCTGGCGACGGCAGGCTCGAACGGGAGAGAGCCGTGACCCTCCATCGTCTCTGGCACCGGCTGTTTGGCCACCCCGACTTCGAGTGGTTCGACTGGTTCGACAGCTTTGACCATGACTGTCGCTGCCGGTGCGGTCGCTACATGAAGGATGGGGTGATCGTGTGACGACAACCGTCCTGTGCGCCGGGTCGTTTCGCCTCACGGCCTTTGTGGATCGGACGGCGGGGCAGGGGAAGTGCCCTGTCTGCCTGTCGTGGGTGTCGGCGACGCTGGCCGGGATGGTGTGGCAGCACATGACGCTGACGCTCGACGTGGACCGTGCGATCGCAGCGGTCCCGGCATCGCAGATCGTGGAGGGAAAGGGATGAATCGCTGGCAGGATACGGTCGAGGTCATGTCATTCGAATCTCCGGAGCAACTGTCACTTTTCTTCGAGCCAGGAACGATCTTCAGGCTCACGGTCGACGTCTGCGGGGATGGCTCGTTTGCCGACCCAGACGAAGAGATCGAGCTTCCTCCGGTCAAGCGAGTGCCTCATGTGTGACAAGTGTTGGGAGACCGCGGGCAGTCCCCGAATCGAGACGCCTGAAGTTCACGCGGCTGTCGCATGCATTGATCCCGTCTATGACGAGTCAGCGGTGGGCGGCCATCTACATATCCTGTTGGACGACTGGAACGTCGACGACGACGACCTTGAGTTCTGCGAGAAGGACGCGGATCCCGGCCTGACTGTTGCCGAGGCCGCGTGCTTAGCCGCGTTCCGTCTCTTGACGCCAGATCAAAGGATGAGCGCACTCGCGCTGCATGACGGACTTTGGGTCACGAAGGCCGCACAAACCATTTGACAGTAACCCCCGGTTGTGCGTTAGAGTGGACGCCGACGACGGAAAGTGCAACGGCTAGACCGAGCGCACCGTCAATTCCGGGGTAGAGCAGCGGCCAGCTCGGGACGCTCATAACGTCCAGGTCACTGGTTCGAGTCCAGTCCCCGGGACCAAGAAACGAATAGGGCCGACAACCGAATAGACGGCCAGCGCGCCTTAGAGCGCCACAGCGCCCGACTACTTAAACAAAGTAGATCGGGCATTTTGTTTTGCGGGGGAATCGTGATCCGGCACAAGCTCGGCAGGTACGAAACCAAGGTCATCGACGCCAAGACAGGGCGCGTCGAGGCCGTCGTATCGACCGAATCCACGGACCGACAGGGCGACATCATCCGGCAGGACGGCTGGGACATGAAGTCGTTCATGGCGCACCCCGTGCTCCTTGCCTCACACGACTATTACGACCTGCGCTCGCAGATCGGCGAGTGGGAATCGATGGCCGTCAAGGGCAAGCAGCTCGTCGGCATCGCCCGCTACTACATCGGTGAGGGAAACGAGCAGGCGGACTGGGGCTTCAAGCTGGCCTCCAAGGGCCGCGCCGCGTTCTCGGTCGGCTTCATCCCCGACATGGACAAGGCGAAGCGGATCGAGGGCGACGACTCGGACGACGATTTCTTCGCGCACTTCGAGTTCAACGGCCAGGAGCTTCTCGAAGTCTCGCACGTGACCATCCCGGCCAACGCGGACGCGCTTCAGGTGATCCGTGCGGCCAAGGGCTTGCATCCTGCCATCGCTGAGATCGTGGACGAGGCGCTCCGAGACCTGAAAGCGCCTACGACAATCACGCTCGCGAATTCATTTGACAGCCAGACCGTGGCGTTACTGGATGCCATTGCGGGGCGTATTGCTGCGGCGCTGCACGCAAAAAGCGGTCCGGCCTCTCCTCCTCCCGTGGGGTCCCCGGCTCCGGCTGCGGCATCGGCGGATGCCGGGGGCTCCTCGTTCGCATCGAACCGCGTAGCCAGCATTGACCTCATGAAGGAGTTTCTACTGTGCCTTCCGTGATTGCGCCCGAACGATCCGATCAGCTCGAAGAGGTCCTACTGGACGACAAGCGGCGAGGCGAACTGCTCTCCGATCCCGCGAAGTTCAGGGCGTTCACCGTCGAGTACGCGAAAAACGCGATGAAAGACGGCGAGATCGCCAAGGCCATCCGTTCGCAGATGGACGAGGTTCTGAAGGACTTCACCGGTCGCATGGGCCTCGACAAGCCGGTGCGGCGCGTTCCCATGTCTGACGACGCGGCCAAGGGCGCAAAGCCCAACTCTGACGCGGCAGGCGCGGAACTCAACGGCAAGTTCAAGTCGGCCGGCGAGTTCTACCAGCGAGCGTGGCACGGCACGATCACCCGCAGCGGCATCGACGCCCGCCTGAAGGCTCTCAACGAGTCCGAGGGCGCAGAGGGCGGGTTCCTGGTGCCCGAGGAGTTCCGGGCGGAGCTGCTCCGCATCAGTCTGGAAACCGCGCTCGTGAGGCCACGGGCCCGGGTAATCCCGATGGGGCGGCAGACGCTTGCTATCCCGGCTATCCGGGACGCCTCGCACGCCTCCACCGTGTACGGGGGAGTCACGGTTAACTGGGCGGCTGAAGGCTCGGACATCTCCTCGAACACCAACCAGCCGACCTTCGCACAGGCTCGACTGGACGCCAAGAAGCTCACGGCCTACACGGTCGTCTCGAACGAGCTTTTGTCCGACTCAGCGATCGCGCTTGAGGCGGCACTCAGCATGATGTTCGCCGAGGCCATCGCCTACTTCGAAGACGACGCGTTCATCGCAGGCTCGGGCGCCGGTCAGCCCCTGGGCGTGCTGAACGCCGACGCGCTGATCTCGGTGGCGAAGGAGACCAGCCAGGCGGCGACTACGGTCGTGTGGGAAAACATCGTCAAGATGTTCGCCCGTATGCTGCCGTCATCGCTCATGCGGGGCGTCTGGTACTGCAACCCCGACGTGTTCCCGCAGCTCGCCACCATGTCGCTCAACGTCGGCACCGGGGGTTCTGCGGTGTGGCTCAACAATGGGGTAGCAGGACCGCCGGCGACCATCCTGGGCCGTCCGGTGTTCTTCACCGAGAAGGGCGAGACGCTCGGGGCCGCAGGCGACATCGTGTTCGCGGACTTCAACTACTACCTGATCGGTGACCGCCAGTCATTGACGGTCGCGACCAGCCCGCACGTCCAGTTCATCAACGA